TCGCCGGTTGTCGCATCGGCGACGGCTTCGACGAACTGTTCAAGCGGCTTGCCCATCGCCGCCGCGACGTTGCTGTACGCGCGAATCGCCTCGATGGTCGGCGCCAGACCAAGCGCCTTGAGTTTCGCGAATGCCTCTACCGCCGCATCCGTGCCGATCTGGCTGCCAAACTCAGCGGACAGCGTGCGCCAGACCGCCCCGGCGGTTTCGGCGGAGCCGGTCAGCACCTCAAGCGACGCACGCAGCCGGCCGGCATCGCGGTTGGCCTCGACGAACTGCTCGCCAGCAAAGGCAATGCCGAGCACGGACGCGATTTCGCCCACCGCTCGCGTCACCCCCTCCGCCGCAACGCTGATGCGCCCTAGCTCCCTGTCGCCAGCGTCGCCGGTCTGCTTGAGGCCGCGCGCTACGTCCTGCTGCCCGGTCAGGGCCAGGCGGATGCTGATCTGCTCAGGCACGGCGGCTCCAAACAAAAAGCCCGCCGAAGCGGGCTTGTCTACATTCGTTGGCGCCCTATCAGACGCCTATGTATTTGCTCAAAATCTTGAACTCACCGCGGTCCGTAACCACGCAAGTGAATTGCTGTCCGTCGGCTGGAATAACAGAAACGACTGCGCGCAATTGCTTTGATACAATCAACCACGGAATGCCGATAATAAGTCCTATTACCGTTATCGACAAAAGCAGAATGCACACCATTGTAAAAAACCCGCGCGATTCTTCACGCAGCATTACCGATATTCGCGCCGCCCCGTCAGAAAGAACGATGCTTTCGCCGGGAGCGTCGATAATATCGCGCCCGCGCCAGTCCCGGAAAACCTTCGCGCCGCGCCCGGCGTTCTTGCCTGTTGTAATCTTCATCCTGCCCCCCCCGCGGATACGTCAGGAGGCATCAGTATAACGACTGCTGTCAGCCTCGGCTACGCCGGCCGCAAGGCTGCTGACCAGATCGGCGCAGACTGCGCCATCAACGCCACGTGCGCGCATCATGGCGAGCGCCGCAGGGACATCCAGCCGCAGGCCGCCATCAACGGCCGTCACCGTAACGCATGCGGCTGCCCAGGCTGCGCACCCGGCCTCTGTCCTCGGCGCATGCTCGACAGAAGGGCAGCGGCGGCCGTCTTTGCTCAGGCCGCCGCCGGCGCAGGGGCTGCCGATTGCTCTGCAGGCTCTGCAGTGTTCGCGCCCCCGGCCGAACTCCCACCGGGCGAGGGCGCGCAGACGTTTCCCTCGGCGACCACTTCGCCGAGCGGGCGCCAAAGCCGATCCACGAATGCGCGGGCGATCTCGGGAATCAGCATCAGCGCGCCGATGTTCTCTGCGGTCAGGGGCGCCGGCTGATCTGTCGCCGGGTCTTCGATGCCACGCCCCTGCCATTCGAGGATGCACGCATGCCCGAGTGATGCCGCATAGAGCGCGTGGCTGTAGCCGTCGCGCCGGTCCGGGTCAGACAGGTCCGGCAGATCGTCGCACGGCATGCCCACCTCTCGCCGGCCGGCGATGCTTTCTGCCAGCGCAGTGACTTTGCGCGCGGCGCAGGCCATTGCGGCGGCATTGGTGGCTGTCGTGAGCGGCCGGCACCGCACCCGCACCCCATGCGGCAGGTCGATCCATGCCGGCTCGGTCGGTAGCTGCAGACGGATCGCCATCAGTAGCTCGCCACGTCGTTGACCAGCACCGCGGTCAGCATGTGCGTTGCCGCGTTGAAGCCGCGGAAGTCGAATTGCGCCGTGACGCCGCCGGGGCCGGACACGGACAGCGGGGATTTCGACAGGATCGCGTCGCTTACCGTAATGGTCAGGCTGGCGGACGCACTGATCTGGTGGATGAAGTCGAGCGTCAGCGCCGTGCCGGCCACGGCATCGTCGTAGAGCGTCGTCGAATCGAAGCGGGCCGTCAGGCTGCCGGTAGCGGCCGGCATGCCAAGGTCGGCGCCGCCGGCGTTCTGGCCGGACCCGAGCACGCGGAATGCCTCGGCGCCGTTGCTGTACTGCAGCGTCGCGGCCGTGATGTTGCCGAGCAAAGCGCCCTCGCGCTTGATCGACCCCTGAAACTGACTGAACGGCGTGTAACTCAGCGCAGTCGGGGTGCCGGCGCTGGTCGTGCCGGCCTTGGCTTCGCTATGGCCGAGCAGGCCGAGCGTTGCTTGCGGCAGCGCCGATCCGGATGCGTCGAAGCCGATTTCGAGCGTGTTGACGTAAACGCCGGCGTGCTTGAGGAACGTCGTCGTCTCGGACAGGGCCAGTTCGAGCGCGAGGCTCGGCAGCGAGGCTGCGCCGCTGCTGAACGTATGCGTGTACGGGCCGGCGCCGGTCGTCACCGGGGCGCCCAGCAGGTGCTTGAGCCACAGCCCGATGTTGCGCACGTCGAGCGGTACGACGATGTTGCCGGTCACGTCGATGGCGCCCTGCGCCGGCTGGTACGGCTCGCGGCCCTGACCGAGTACGGGCGAATCGACCAGCGCGAGCGCACTGCCGAACGAACGAGAGACAAACGGCATCGTTTGCCAGTTGCCGGACGGCAGCGTGCCGTAGACGGTTTCGGCCTTGGCGCGCAGCTTGGCGTTTGCGCCGGTTGCGATGGTCATGGTGACTCCTACGCCAGCGCGCTGGCAGCGTGGTAGTGAAGGTGCAAGGTCGCGAGTGCCTGCCGCACCGGTGCAGTGCCGGGCTCGGCCTCCTCGGTCACCTGCGCGGCCTCGGCGACCTCGGTCCAGTCGACGGCGCCGCCGAGCGTGCGGTCGGCGAGCGCGCCGCCGATGCCGACGAGCAGCGCGTCGAGCGCCGAGATGCGCGCAGCCTGGTCGGCGCCGGACACGTAGATTTCCAGCGTCACCGGGTGGCGGTAGTGGTACGTGGCCGGAGATAGCGTCGCTTCCGGCGCGTCGGCCACGCCCTCGCGCAGCACGATCAGGCCGCCGGCCGGGATCGACTCCGGGCGCGATGCGTCACGCAGCAGCGCGCCGGCCACGCCGTCGAGCGCGGAGGCGAGCGCGGAAACCGCTGTCTCGCGCGCGGTCACGGCGCGCACTCCAGCAGCCACAGCGCGCGGTCGTGGTCGCCGTCCGGATGGCGCGGCGTGGCGATGATGGTCAGCACGTCGCCGCCGACCGTGAGCGTGTCGCCCTTGGCTGGCGCAGGGACTTCGGTCGCGCGCACTTCAAGCAGCCGCGCGCCGGCGATGACGGCCGTCTGGCCGAACTGCACGAGTGCGTCAGGGCTGCGCTCGGTCGGGATGACGGTGCAGGCGACGGGATCGCCAGCGGCTGGCATGTAGGTCGCCGGCACGCCGAAGGTGCGGTAGATGGCGGACTGTGCGCGGGCAGTGAGGGCGGCGAAGGTCATGGCGTGGCGCACCCGTCGAGGCCGCGGCCGAAGGCGAGGTTCACGCGCGCATCACTCCGCCGGCGGCTCATCCGGCGGCGGCGGCTCATCCGGCGGAGCCGTGAAGCGCGGATTGCCGTCCGGGTTGTACTTGAAGTCCGGGCCTACGGCCTCGCCGAGCATCAGCTCGACGGCGATCTTCGTCGCCGGCACATCCGGGCGACCGACCGTGACGCGCTCGACCGTGCTGATCGAGACGATTACCACTGCAAAACGACCTGTGCTCATTCGATACCTCGTCAGAACAACGTGATGATTTCCGCGGCCCCGTCGGCGCCATCGCCGCCGGCCCCGGAATTGCCAACAGAATCGACAGCCGCGCCGCCGCCCGACCCGCCTCCGCCCGGCCAGCCGCCTTTGCCGCCATTGCCGCCATTGCCGACCAGGCTGCTACCGCCTGACCCGCCGGCAGAGCCGCCGAAGAAGCCAAGGGAAAAGTCGGTCGGCTGGCTCTGCCCGTCTGCGCCATTTCCGCCGGCAGACGTGCCCGCTGTACCGCCGGCAAGATCGTTGCCCATGCGCCCGCCATTGCGCCCGGCTGCACCGGCCGAATCGACGTTGCCCGACGTGATGCCGCCGCCGGAAGACCCGCTGGCCGATATCGCGCCATGCGCGGCCGGCGGCACTCCGGCGCCTCCGGTCGTGCTGGCGGCGGCACCTGCAATCGCGCTGATCGTGCCGACGCCATTGGCGGCTCCGGCGGATCCGTTAGACGAGGTGCCGCCGAATCCGCTGGAGCCGCCCTGTGCGACCAGCAGCGTTCCGAAGCTGGTCGCGCTGCCGCTGACTCCGTTATTGCCGTTCGTGCTGTTTGCGGTCTGGGCGGACCCGCCAACGCCGGCCGCGCCGATCGTAACCGGCACTTGCGTCAGTGGCGCACCAAGCAATCCCGCTGGGAACAACCGCTCCGAATAGCCGCCGGCCTGCGCGCCACCGCCGCCACAACGCACGCTGCCGGCCGCGCCCTTCCTGCCTCCGCCTCCGCCGCCGCCGGCGCCGATCAGCTTCGGATACACGTATCGCGATAGCGGCGGGCGGGTGTAATAGGCCGTAGACAGAAATACCTGCCGCAGCGGATAAATTCGCCAATCGAGCGCCCACCACGCCGAATTGGTATACATCCATTGCACGACATCGCCTTGTGTCAACAGCCATGCCGTATCGGAATTGACATTGGCCTTCCCGGCTCCGGTGTCGGCCTTGCGCGTGAACAGCATGTCGCCATCGCGAACGCCGGATGTCGGCAGCGTCACGGCACTGTCTGACGCGCCGGTCGTGACATCGACCAGACGGCGCAGGGCGGACGAATTGAGCGTGATTGATGCGCCGGACACTGCGAGTACCGGCATGCGCTGCACTGCCTGCAGCAGACGTGTTGGCTCGGTCACTGGTAGTAACTCACGTTGA